TTACTTGGTGATGTATACGCCATCAAAAGGGATGCGTACCGTACTGGCGGGGACGGCGTAGATAGTCACCTGACCATTGGGGTCAATGGCCAAGTTGCAGAACCCAACAGGGCCTGCAGCGCTCTGCGCTGGCAGCGAGAAGAATTGATACCGTCCGTTCGATAGCTCCTTGTCGATATTGAACAGCACGGTACCGTTGGCCGGGATAGAGGTGATAGCCAGCCCACCAGAGAACGACAAGCAGCCATTCTCAATAGAGATCGAGGGGAACTCTGTTGCGCCAGTGGCAAACGCCGCAGCCCATCGGGCAGGAAGCGTAGTAGCGCCAGACTGACGCATAGACACAGGATTGATCGCCCCCATCACAGCCATGGCAGTCCCCATCCCCATCATCATGCGGCCATATGCAGTGGGATGAATATTGTCCATCAGGACGGAATCAGCCCCTGCAATAGAAAGCCACTTGGCAGAGATAACGCCCTGCATCTTTGGCGGAGAAGAGGTAATCATGGCCCCCTTTGCCGCCATGCTGCGTATCAAAGATGCCTTGTAAGGGGCTGCTGATGCGTCATTGTGGGCATCAAAACCAGTCTGACCATAAGGGGCTGCTTCTGCGGCTGAATACCAGGTAGTGGGTAGGCCAACAATCAACTTCACCCCATTTGCATTACAACGATCGGCAATGGCCTCCATATTGGCGATAAAGGTAGCCACCGGAATGGCCCCCTGGATATCGTTGATACCGAGCTGGGCAATACAGATATCGTAACCAGAGATTCCCACCGCCTCGAAACGGGCACGCTGAGCAGTAGAAGTATCGCCACTCTCGGCCAGATTATTCAGTTCATACACCTGGCAGCCTGCCGTGGCCAGGAACTGTTTCATATAGTCAAGCTGACTGCAGGGAACATCCGCATCAGAGGTGGAATCCCCCAATGCGATAAGACGCAAGGGTCGAGCCCCAGACATGCGGCTGTTTGTCAGCTTGAAAAGCCCCCCAAATGTCACTGCAGAGGTGCGATTATCCGCCCCAAAACAGATAGCGGAAATGGGTTCACCTGCATCGAAAACCCCCAGAGATACCTCGTTGACATGCACCGAGAATTTGCGATTAGTGATCATGCGAACGGACATCAAAGCCGAGTTAAACTGGCTTCGAGTGTTCTGGTAAGGGGTCGGCAGATTGATGGTAGACAAGGCCCCATTTTTATCGAGCACGGTGACTTGGTCTGCCAGATTCTGGATGACAACGCTGCGCCCATTTGGCGTCAGCACACCAAACATCAACCGGCCAGTCGTCGCTGCACAGTAGCAGCCAATTTCATCACCAATCTTGCAGGGTATGGCGGCCACACCGACTTGCGAGGTAGCAGAGAGCGGAACGGTCACCGTATCAACGGTGGAAGAGAGTGACAGAGCAGCTCGGCCGGCTTCAAGGCGATAGCCTGTGAAGTACGATCCCTGAATGGTCTCAGGGATTTCGACTGAACCATCCGTTTGCAGCAAGGAAGGCATCACTTCTGACGGCTTACGGTACTGGTGCATGCCGTGATAGAAGGTGTATTGCTGGCTACCAATGCGGAGCGGCAATTCACGATTTACCTTCAGGCCTTTGGTGATCAGTTCAGTCCATGTGCCTGCGATATGAAAAGACACCCCCTCATCAACGACCATCTCGATGCCAGAGAGATCCACGGCCTCAGAAAAGCCGTCGATGAAGTAAACCCCTGTTCCTGTTTTCGGGAAACGGGCGGCACCACCAACCGCACGGAGGTGGGTCATGTAGGCAGAGACAGCGTTAAAGTTATTGGTACCAGTGGCGCCGTCATAATCATCAGCCCCCTTGAAGGTGTAGATGTTCATCTCTTGCCTGGTGCCGAGACCGACACTCAGCCAGTTGCCAGCAGGACTGATCCCGCCAGTATCTTCAGGAGTGCTGTTCGGCGGGATAACAAGGCCACCAGAAGGGATAGTGCCGAGCCAGGTGTAACACTGACCCTCCGTCTCGAACCAAATGGCCTGAGTTGAGGATGTGATGGTGGCGCCTTCTTCGAAGGATCCAGCAACCAGAGTTAACCCCTGATCAAAGATGCTGCGTTCCCAAATGTGACGCAGGTTGACGTTCTTGGAGACCATCCATTCAGACAAAGCCGTGGCAATCTGATCGTCATCGGCCTTGTCAGGGGAAACCCCCATCATCTCCAGAATAGCGATCAACTCATTGGTCACCGTATTAAACCAATCACCACCAGGAACGGTGGGAACTTGACCTAACCCGCCTTCAGTGAAGTATTGCCTGATAGCTGACACTACAGGCTTTCGGGTAGGTTGAACATCAACACCAGTTCCAGTATCAGGCCAGTACATAATAGTTACACCTTTAGTTAACAATGCGGTAATGGGTAGAGGGTATGGGTCTACATCTACTAGGAATTCTTTTTATTAATTTTGATGCCACATCTAAGTGGTGATGCGACATTGCTTAGTACTGAAAAATGGTCCCCATCAGATAGTTGGCTTGTAGTTAAATGGACTTCCGCATAAGCAGCTTTCACTCTCAAGGTTTCTGTAGAAAAAACACTGAAAGCCATTATTTTCAAAAATTTCCGTCGATCAATTTTCACTTTCCACACCGTCAATCCATGCAAGCAATCAGTATCAAAAGAGTTTTTATGCTTACCGATAGCAATTCGAAAGACGGATGATAGTGTAATAGCCTTACTACCCTCAAGTTTTCTGCTAAGAGGTATAGTTGAAGTAATAGTAAAACCCTGCAAGCTTCAGTCTGTTCAATACACACTCCAGCACCAGCGAGGCATTACCCCGCAGAGGGGTCAGCACATCATCCAGAACGGTAAAGCGGTCCTCTGGTATGCCGTACACATCCACCCTCAGTACGAAGCGAGCAGATGATGGGTAAAGTGGGTAATTGACGTCCCTGAGTACGTGGTGAGGCCACTGCTCATGCACCTTGATGGTGAAACCTAGCGCTGCCGCTATCTGCTCGATCATCCAAATCTGCAAACCACCCTTGCGGTGATACTTCTCGACGACGGCAGCACGACGTCGTTCGAAAGACTGTTCCGTGGCTTCACATTCCGGCAGGCCCAGATACTCTTCCCACTCAGGCAGTAGTTGAACGGTGGTCTCTGGCCTCATTTCAAGCAGCAACTGGTCAGCGCTTAACTCCAGCTCGGCCAGACGTCTGGCAAATGCCTGCACATACTTCGGCAGCGCAGCATCAGGATCACGCGGCCATGCTCGGCCACGCGGAATTTGTTGAAGAAGCGCATCACCCCATTGCTCTACAGAGTGGGCCATGTCACTACCCCAACTGTATTGAGCTCATCCACTGCTGCAGGAACGTCTGCAGTCAGATCGAGGGTGTAGTCCTTTACTCCAGATGCCGAACCGATAGCCGTTCTTACCTTCGACAACAGCAAAGGCTGACCAGGCTGCAGGGTGCGCCCATAGCCACGCAGGTTGCTGACAATGGCAGCTCGAATATCAGCGTTATCCGGGATCGGCGTGATAGTCAGATTGGTTTCTTTCAACTGCAGATCGAGCGGGATTGGCTCGATACCACCAGGCCGGCCAACAGGCACACCCGTGGCTGGATCGGAATGCCGGAACAAGTAGCCCATCATGGATAAGCGATCGGTCGGTGTTGGCAAGATATCTAACCGGTCATCGTAAACCCAGCTGATACCTACCGTGCCACCGCCCTGCCAAACGTCATAGGCCCACGCTCTGGTTACGCCAGGCACTTCACGCATCCAAGCCACATAATCGGCGACAGCGCCCCCCATTGGCGGGTTGCGCTTGCGGAACAACAAGCGCTCCAGCAGTTCTGAAATGGGCTCGATATCGGCCCCACCGCTGATATCGCCACTGACACCATTGGACTGCAGACCGGCCACTGGCGTGACCAAGGTCAGCACTTCTCCTGATACCAGGTTACCGGCGGCACCGGCAGCAGACGCTTGCACTTGAACATTGACTGTTCCGCTGCTGGGGCTGGCACTGGTAGTCACCACATATTGCCGACCGTCCTTGTGTTGCAGCACGGTACCGACAGGGGCGGGTACATTGCCAGACAGCACGGCTGGGCCAGCTGCATAGGTAGCCTGTTTGCGGATGACCCCTTCGAACTGGGCCGTCTCGATGATGGTCTGATCATCAGATTCCGTCGTCGGGATGATCTGGCGCACGATCCACATCTGGTGATCGTAGACATCGCGAAGGCCTGCACTGACAGCGGTATTCAGCGCCTGCTCGATGCCGAACTTTGGCAGCACGGTATCTAGGCTGGATTCGATATCCAACAGACCACTGGCATTGATTTGGCGCAGGGTGGGAACGCTATATGGCATTGGCTTGCGCCTCCCAACGCTGTTTGATGCTAAGGCTCATCTTGCTGTCATCCGGACGGGTGATGGCGATATCGAGCTGCAGCATCTGGAATTGTGGAATAGACCCGGTAACGGTGACGAGCTTGGCATAATCGGGTTTTAAATGGCGATCGAGGGCTGTTTGCGCATAGGTCACAGCCAGATTGCGCACATCAGTGGTGAGTTTTGATCTGTCGAGCAGCCAGAGCTTGCTGCCCCATGGCTCGTCGGAAAAGGTATCACCTGGCCAGCCACGGCGATCGTTGGTTCCATCAGGCAGCACGTCAGATTCTTCGGCACGGGCATCAGTGAAGAGGACCTGCAGCACCATGGTTTCGAGGCCATCATCCTGACGCAAACCGGCCGAGGTTATTTCGATATCGCCTCGGCCGGTCTCATTGTTCCAAATGATGGCTGTTGTCATTGCCCCTCACACGGGGGCGCCAACCCCCTCTTCATGGTCATGGTCCTTGAGCGATATGCTTCCTACCTTCACATCGGTATCAGATGTGATAGGTCCAGTCGCATGTAATGGCCCTTGGACTTCGGTATCAGGGGATATAATGGTGAGTTTTTCAGTGGCGTGAATAATGACGGTTTTCGCTGTTAACTCAGCGAGCCCATCCTTATGTAAGGTGAGGTTGTGACCCTCTAGATGGTATAGGCAAGAGTCTCCTTCCTCCAAGTCTTTTGGCCGCTTTCCCTTGTGCTCTACCGCAATAGCCACCAATCCAGCACGGGCGCCACCAACACCCAATACGATGGCCTCAGACCCGACCGGTGGCACGCTGGTGTGGCCATAGTTCTGGAAGCGCTCGATATCATCTGCGGTCTCATCAGCCAATACCTTGAGCTGCAGCCCCTGCCGCTGTAGGGCATCATTGACCATGGTCACGATGGCACGATCGGCAATCAGGCGAAGGCGACGCTGTAACGGGGCCAGCAGCTTTTGCACATCACGAAGACTTACCATGTGGTCACCTCTTTGGTCTGCTGTTTGACTACCTCGGCAGGGATCAACATGGCCTCACGCGGGGTGAGATTGATGATGGACTCTCTGCCTGCCTGGTCGTCTTCTATCAGCGTGATGGAGACGATAAGCCAGCTTTCATTCAGCCCTTGTATATCGTCCTTGATGGGGCACATCCGGTTGATGCGCCAGAGTGGGCCCTGGTCGCCTTCCATGCCTTTGGTGCGCCACCCGGCGACGGTGATCTCGGTCTGGGTACCCTCTCCGATACTGCGCTGTTTTTGCCACTGGCCGCGTTTACTGGCGCCAGCCACGGTAGTGACATCCTCGGCGATAATGATGCGCGGGCGATAGCGTGGAACTGCTGGGTCAGTAATGACGGCCTTCTGACCGCCGATAGTAGCGGGGGCAAGATTGTCCCAGGTTGCACCACCTGCATAACTGCTGCCCTTGACGATCCATTCTGATGCCCGGTCGCGCATGCTGAAATTACCACGCGCAGCCAGGATGTTCCCCCCCAGGATGAGGCTGGCCCCCATCGCCAGATCGCTGGCCTGAGTCAACACCAGCTGCCCACGTTCATTGGTAGTGAGCAGCACAGCACGCTGCTTGGCCAAGCGGTCAAGCAGCTCGAAACAGGTTTCGCCCTGCTCGATAGTGACCTTGGCAAACACGTCACCCAGATCGCATTCGACCACCACCTCGATTCCGAATGGGGCACTGATGTCACGGGCAACCTTGTCCAGCTTGATGTTGGTCCATGATCCCGCCTTGTAGATTGCCGAGCAGTCCACCAGGTCGCTGGTCTTGCTACGCCCACTGACCACCCACTCCACCTCTTTGGCATCGTAACTGGGAGTGAAGTCGTCCACATAACCGGTCAGCACCAGGTCAGGGCCGATGGCCACGGTGCAAGCACTGCCCTCGCGGATCACCATGGCCTTGGCATCATCCCATTTACGGGTCAGCCTCAGCTCAAAATCACCGGCAATGTCGCGCAGGCTGCGGGTGATGCGCACCTTCTGCCAGCCGTCATAGAGCTGGCCATCTACGCGCAAGGTAATGGGTTCAGCCATTGCTCACCTCGTCGATCACCTGAATGGTGGTGCTCGGCGTAATGAAGGCCGGGTCACGCAGCTTGTTACCCAATACCAGCTGATCTCGGTACTCAATATTGCCATACTGCTGCCATGCCAGCAGCGCTGATGCAGTAGTGGATGACAAGGCTATCTCGCGACGACGTGGCAACTTGGCCCCGCGTTCTCGGCTGTCATTGAGCAGTGCAAGACGAAGATCCCGCAGGGCGCGCCAGATATTGCGCTGCTCATCTTCGACAGCCTCCATAGCCAGTTCTGCCAACCGATTGGCCCAGTAGTTGGCCAGTTGCTCCAGATCATCGGCAGTGAGCAACAGGTTGCGATCTGCCCCGACTACGCCATTCATCACCATTGGCCTGCTCAGTTGGTTACCCACCTGATCACCTGTCAATGACTGGCCTATGGTGACAGTCCCATCAGCGGGCGCCGTGAAATCCCGCTCGCTTCCAAAATTGGCGCTGGCAATGGCACTGGCAGCCGCTGTTGCAGCTGCACGCTCGATCAAGGCAGTAAAGGCTTCACCATTGGCCATGGCGGCGTCGCGCTCTGAGGGAGTATCGATAGTGGATACGGATGATGCAGAGCCGGCGACGGCATCAGTCAGGATCCCTGTCGGCAGTCCACCAGTGATGGCCAGTTCTGCGCGCATACCTTCCCAGCGACGGCTGACCAGGTCATAGACAGAGAGCGCGCGGATAGGGTCGGTGACGACACCCTTGATATCTTCAACGATCCCGGTCACCTCTCGGGCTAGTTCGCCAGGGTAGGCCAGCAAGGAACCCACACTATCCTTGGCCCGCATCAGGCGATCGGTCCACTCGCGGAACTGGTCAGGCAGGGATGGCAAGCCACGGGTCAACTCATCCAGATCATCCAGGAAGGTATCGACCATGGGGCCCATGTTATCGATACCCGCCAAGAAGCGGTCCAGAAAGGATTGCTCGGTAGCGCCCTGAGCAGCATCAGCTGCATTGCCCAGAGTGGCCGCGGTATCGATGGCGGCAGAAGGGAATAACCTGGTGCCGGCTTCCCATACAGTGAAGGTGACATAGGCGACGCCATCTTCTTCGTTGTCCAGGCGGTGGCTGACTTCGCCTACCTGCACCGTGCGCACGCCCCACCAGGGATGGATCATCTCTCCGGGGCCGGGTTGGTTCAGGGCATCCAGCAAGCTGCGCAGCTGTGCCAGATAATCCTTTCCGACCAGCTTGCCGGTGATCTGCTCGTTGGTCAGCACGGCGCCATTGTCTTCGGTCCAGCCACTTTCACGCTTTGGGTATTCGCGGGGGATGGCGCGGCGGCCACCCTTTCCATCCACGGTGTTCAGCAGGAACTCCACGCCCCGAATGGAGGCGGTCAAACGCTCTTCAAAGCTCATGCAAAGCCTCCTTATGGCATCAGTGACGGGCCGTTATCCACGCGCACCTGGAGGCCTGGGGCAGTATCACGGGTACGGACGGTAATGCGATCATCCCTGACGTTGATATCAAGGGTGCCAGACAAATTATCCGGGCGCGGGCTGGCGCTTATGTCCCTGGTAAAAAAGGCCTTCATTTCATCAAACACATCGAGAATACCTGGTGCAGGAGAAATGCCATCTGCATTCAGGTTAAACAAGCCATTACCCTTATTAGCCAGCTCCTTTGCTCGCTCCTCCTGACGACTCCACGATGGCAACCCGCCAAGTTCAGGAATAAGCGAGACACCGTACAGCGCTGTTCCTCCAGCGATCAGCTTCTGAACGTTAAGAACACTCTTATTGCCAGCCTGATTACCTGCTGGAGTCAAAGATCCATCTCCAAATCCAGAACCCGGCATATTGACCACATAGACCGGAGTTGCTCCCAGATCGGCCATGGCATCACCGATACCACCTGCACCGCCCTTTCCTTTCTTGAAAATGGCACCTGCAGCCCAACCACCGGCAGCCATGGCACCTTTGGCAACCGGCGCCAGCAATCGACCGCCTTTGTTGAGCAGATAGATGCTGCCCAGGATCTTGGCCAGATTCTCATACCCTCCAACCATGTCAGCGATGCCATTGGCTGTCTCACCAACAGACTTGAGAACAGGGATCAGCTCGGCGCCAAGTTCCTTGGCATCACGGATTGCCTCAGCAGCGGCCTTAAATGAATCAACCAGATTTCCACCAATCTTTTCTACCAGTTCATCGTATTCTCCGGTCTTCTTCATCTCGTCAAGCTGCTTGAGCAGCGACCCAAGCTCCTGCTTGAGCACGGTAAAGGCGCCACTATCCATCACATCGGTTTTGAACATGGTCCAGCTGTCGCCCATATTGGAGATCATGCCGTTCCAGCTCTCCATCTGGGTTTTCGCTGCCCCCTTCGATGCCAGACCCATCTGGTCGATAAGATCCTTGATCGCTTTCCTGGTCAACTGACCTTTACTGGCCATGTCCTGCAATTGCTGGTTGGTGTAACCAAGGCCGTTATTCTTGCCAAGCTCCTTGCTGGCCTTCTGCAGGTAGTCCCAAACTGGCACGCCACGTTCCAGCAGTTGCAGCGCCTCTTCGCCCTGCAGCTTTCCTTTCGTCCATGCCTGACCAAGCGCCAATGAAATGCCATCCATCGTTTCGGCTGTTCCGCCCATCATGGCGGCCTGATCGGCAATGGCCTGCATGGTGCCATCCATCGGATCGAGGCCAAACGCCTTCAATCTGACGAATGATTGGGTCACCTCGTTGACGGCATAGGGGGTGTCTTGGGCGAACTGCTTGACCCAACTCATTGCCTTGGCGCCACCTTCCGGCCCCCCTTGCAATTTATTGAGCATGATCTGATACCGCTCGAACTCGGCAGCGGTCTTAATAAAGGTACGCTCAAAGGCGATCGCAGAGGCAGCACCAGCCAATACCAACCGATTGCCAAAGGTATCAATGCCCTGACTGGTAGCGGCCATGGTCGAGTTCATCATCGCCAGTGCACTCTTGCTTTGGGCGGCAAACTGACTCATTGACTGACCATATTGACGGGCCTTGGCGGCCATATTGCCAGCCAGATTGATGACGATATCGGTGACAAGTTTATTGGCCATGATGACCTCTATTTACGACGTGGTGGTGATGGCGGGCGGCTAAGTTGCTCATGGATCTTTAGCAAGCGACGGATGGAGTAACATTTCAGCTCGCTGATAGGGAGGCGATTCCCCATGAAAAAGAGAAACGCCTCCAATGGTTCAGCCAGCTGCTTAAACTCGCCCCCGCTTGGCAATCTCCTCCAGCACCAGTCGATCAAGCTCTGCTGCTTTGTTTTGCAGCAATGTCAGATCATCACGATGAAGATTGCGCAGCTGTTTCATATTCAACGGGCCTTGAATTTCGCCAATATATTCAACTTGGCGGCACAGCATATTAAGGCCCATGCGAACATCAGATGTATAAGCGGCAACTTTACCGCTCGCCAATTCAACAACCTGCTCAGCTTCAAGTTGCGAATCAATAATGTCACTGGCTGTTAATTCGCGCAGGCCAACTTCTTTTTCATAAGTAGCCTCACCATCAGCATCAGTGACTTTATAACCATGTTCAAGATTGAAGGTCATTACAGCCATAATTAAACCCTTACAATCTTGCGACCCATAAAGCTGGTTTTAATATCGCCAGACTCTTCATTAAGCGTTGCCTGACCGCATACGCAACCTGTCATCATATAGCTGACACCGTTATCACCATCCCAAACCAATTGGGCATTTCTGATGGATTTGATATCGATGATATCGACATCTTCATCAGCGGCGATGGACAGGTTCTCAATCTTTGGCGGCAAATACTTTTTTGATTCACCCCATACCACACCTGGGCCGACATGCTGAGTCCAGTCGTTACCGCCCGGATCCAGAGTAGAACCGCCTTTGGTCTTGATTTGCTTGCCATTCACACGAATGGTCACTTCACCCAGGATTTGTCCCATGGTGGTCTCCTTACAGTTTGAACTGGATCAGGGCTGCGAAGACGCGCAGCTGGTTGACAACGTCCGGGTGGCAGACGCAGTTGAGGCGGTTGCGATCGCTGGTGTCGCGGGTGACATCCAGGGTCTCTTTGAACAGATCAAAGTTTTCCATCAGGCCCGCACTCACCCAGCCGAGCGCCACTTCCAGAATGGCCTCCTTCATCAGCTTCGGTGTCACCACCGGCTGCGCCGGGTCGAGCAGCGGCAGTACGTCATCAGCGGCCAGCTTATGGCGCGGGTAGCGGTTGGTGACCATCACCTTGATGTCGTAACGCATCTTGCCCAGGGTGGCCGGCGTGGTGATGTCCAGGTAGCTGGGGTCAGGATCGCCATAGCTGTTGAGCTGATACATCGAGATCTCGCGCTCGATGGCCACCACCTCGCCGGGCTGGATCTGATGGGTGGCGATGCCGGACTTGAGCAGGTTGTTGCGCTCGTCGAACGCAAAGCGGTCGGCCTTGGCCGGGGCTAGGATGCCGGGCAGCACCAGGGTCTGTAGCGGCCGCGCCGGATCGATGGCCAGGTGATAGGCCGCGATGCCGCAATAGCTGGCCGCCCACTCCCAGACCGGGCTCGGCGACTTGCTGGTACCCATGCAGGAGATCAGGAAGTCGTTGCGGGCCTCGCCGAAGGTGATGGTTTCGCCGTAGGTACCACGGAACGCGGTATAGGCGATGGCCTCGCTCATCTTGAGCGGGCCCCAACGTTCGAGCAGCTCGTCACGCAAGGTGTTGAGGCTGGTCGTGTCGTTGAACGGCATCATGATGTGGTTGTACCACTCATCTGGCATCGCGCTGATGACGGCGGCCATGTCGGGGGCGCCAGATCCACCGGTCATGTCCACGGTGGTGATGGTCACTCCTGGCGGCAGCTGCTCGCCGGCGTTGTAGTTGTAACGCAGGTCGATGCTGTTGCCGGTCAGCCCCTTCCACTTCGCAGTGATGTTGACCTTGGCAGTGTCGGTGCCATCCACGGCGGCGGTCACCGGTAGGTTCTTGGCGGCGGTGATGGCGGCGGCCACGTTGGTGGCGATGGTGGCAGCAGTGGCGGCAGCAGCCACACCCACCTGCAGCAGCTGGCCGGCGATCAACAGATAGATGGTGCCGGCCTGAGTGGCGGGGCCGGTTAACTTGAACGAGCCGGCAGCCGCCGCGCCGGCGCTGATATCGCCGATTGGCAAGGCGAAGGTGCGGGTGTAGCTGTTGGCCTTGCGATAGCGCTTGGCGGCCAGCGCCATCATGGAGCCGACGCCGAACAGAGCATCAATGGCTGACTCGCTGACCGGCACCTCGACTACCTGCAGCGGCGTGGCGGTACCGGCGTCGCCGCCAGCATCGATCATCTGGCCGAACAGCATCACGTTCTGATCCTGGGCAATGTTGCCGCTCAGGGCCTGGCTGTTGTCGATATCGATATAGACGAGCGGCACGCGCACGTCATTGGGAATAGTTCCGAGAGCCATGGTCACTTCTCCGCTTTCTTGTTGGTGGCCTTGGCGGCCGGTTTCATGTTGACGACATCGCCGTCGGCGAGCCTTTTCAGCCAGAAGCTGGTGCGCGGTACCCGCTCACCCTCTGCGGCCAGCTTGCTGCCATCCGGCTTGCGAATGATCAGCCCTTCTTTCGGTTTCAGGTACAGTTCCACGATTGCTCCTAAGCAGTGGGGCCAGGCAGGTTGATCATTGCCTCGCAGACAGGGGCGCCATTGGCCAACTCGGCCTTGAAATTGAAGCGCAGAAAGTCGTCCAGGGTTGCTTCGTCGATGGGTTCATCCAGTGGCCATTCCTGGCGCCAGGTCACCGACCAGATGGCCAGCCCGAGCTTGTCGATGGCGGTGGTGTAGAGGTTGTCAGCCCGCACCGATTCTGGTGCCGAGCTGGCGCCGGTACCGACCCAGCCGCCCTTTAGCATCAGCGCCTTGGCCAAGCGGCAGGCGATCACCTCTGCCCGCTGATCTTTGGCATAGGCAAACTGTTCTGCGCAGAAGACGAAGGCGACGAACTCGACGATGCCGATCAAGCGGCTGCCCTGGTTCTGCATGGCCACTACGCGCTGGGCGCAGATGCGGATGCCACCTTCCTTGCCACTCATCCAGCGCTTAATATCGTCCGCCTCGTTGAAGCGGCCGATGTGGCGCTCCACAGTCTGAACCCGGTCAATCAGACGATTGGCGCCGGCGCCGGTCGCCTCCAGGTAAGGCTTGAGGTACTGCACCACCGCCTCGCAGGCACTGACAGTGCTGCCGATGGTGCCAAAATCCGGGCGGCTCATAGGCCTGCCTCCTTCATCACGTCTTGCCAGAAGTCGCCGATGACGGCGAGCAGCTCGGTCTGGTTGTCACTGGAGAGCCCCAGAAACTCGCGCTGGGGGATCTCCATCTGGCGGGTGAACGATCCCACCGACTGATACACCGGGAAGGCCAGCGCCTTGCCGAACGCCTGGGTGATACGGCGCAGATGCGCTGGCACCTGCACGGCACCGCTGAACCCATCTTGATGCACCCCGGAATAGGCCAGCGCAGAGCCAACCCGCACGCTGTTGCGCTGCACTTGGTACTCGATGCTGTCGAGTAGATCGCCATCGCCCTGCAGCAGGCTCTGGTTGCCGTGGCGGGTCTTGGCATAGTCCGTTGACCAGGGTTCCCAGGGTGTGCCATCCGGCGCGGTCTTCTCGTCGCTGATGCGGCGGCGGGTCTGGCTCTCGACCACGGCACCGATGCTTTCGAGCAGCTCGGCCTTGTGGTCGCTGCGGCCCAGGGTATCGAGCAGGTGCTGATAACGGGCCAGCTCTTCGCCCCTGGTTGAGACCTCAACCGAGATCGCCATCACAGCACCCCTTTCAGGCTGTTGCGGGTAAACAGGCGCTCGTTGTCCTGAACCAGCTCCACCTTGCCGACCGCGCCCTCGGGCGGCATGTCAGGGGTGGGCAGGCCCAGATCCACCTTGCCGGCCGCAATCTCTTTGATCTTGGCGATAGCCCGGTCGTAGCGATCCTGCAGCAGGTCAGTGACCTGGTTATCCCGATCGCCCAACCAGTAGAAGGAGATGACCACGGCCTGACGCTTGAGCAGGTCCGGCACGGTCGGCAGCGGCAGCACAAAGCGACGAGACAGGTAGCCGTTGATCTCGTCATCGGCGGTGGCCAGCGCCTCATCGATCCAGGTGTCGTTGAGGGTGTCGGTCGAGCGGTCGAGGGCGAAGTTGTAGAGCATGCCCTCGTCACGGTCGATCAAGTCCTGCTTCGTCGCGTAGATGGCCATGGGTTAGTCCTTGGTCACTTCGCTGTCGGGTACCACGGTCAGCCAGGATTCCTGGTGAACGCGCTGGGCATCTTCCGGGGTCAGGTAGCAGCACGGGATCTCGCAGTCGTGGTCGTGCGGCACATCGGCCTTGGCAGTCACCACAAACACGCGGGTCACACCGGAATGCAGGAAATGGATGCCGCAGCGCCAGAAGCCTGCCGGCGACTTGGCCTTGACGTCGAACTGGCCGAGCAGCCAGTCAGGCAGATCGCTGGCCATGGCAGCGCTCAGATTCGCCCCCGGCGAGCTGGAGGCGCCGATGGCGTTGGTGCCACCCTGGTCACCGGTGTTCTGGGTGGTCGCTGCTGCAGCGGCGGCCTCGGCGGCCTGGCCTACCGGCCCAGCACCTTGTTTCTGTTCGGTTTGCGCTTGCACCAGCTCGGTACCCGCGCCCACTGCTGCCGCTGCCAGCGGCAGGCTTTTGTCGTCTGCTTTCTTGCGAGGTGCCATTTCAATGCTCCTGTAAAGGGTCAATACAGGCGGGTTACACCGCCGATATCACTGTTTCAGTGGTGATTTGCTCGGCGATCAACAGCACGCCGGTCAGGTTGAAGGTGCCACCATTGCTGCGGATCACCGGCTTAGTGCCGCTCAGCGCGATAAAGCCGTTCTTGTCGATAGAGAAGAAGGTCGCCAGGGTGATGACATCACTGGTGACGGCGACATCACGACTGGCCACCAGGCGGTTGCCATTGGTGCCGACAAAATCGAGCTGCATGGATCGGTTGGTACTGCCGCCGGTCCAGCTGCCTTCCAGGTTGAGCTTAAAAGCCACACTGGCGTTGTCGTTGTAGACGTTCAGCTTGTCGCTGGTCGTGTTGAAAAACGGGGCCAGCGTGCCAGCAGCAGGCGCCGGCAAGGCTTTGAGCAAGGCAACCAGATCGCGGTTGGTATCACCAGGGATAGAGACACCGGTCAAGCCAGACCAACGCACTTCGCTTTTCTTGCGCGCCGGCAACGGTGTGCTGGGGCCCTTGAGGAAGCTGTCGCCAAACATGGGTTATCCCTCCACCACAACCAGCGGGCCGCCAGGCTGTTCCAGCGCACGGGCATAGATATTCTGGGCCGGGTCAAAGCTCCAGCTTTCACGCTTTTCGCGTTCCAGCGTCAGGCCAACCATTTCAGTGGGCGCCGGCAGGGTATTGCCAGTGCGGAAAATCACCAGCTGGCCGGTCTTGTTTTCCATGGTGCCGCTGACAGCACTGGAGACCAGCACCCAGGCGGTCGTGCTCAGCGTCTTGGTGGTCGTGGCCATGGGGTTCTCCTGGTTGAGTAAACAGTCGGGGCTTCAACGCTATGGTGTTGCCAGCTCCACCCCGACTGAGTTGGTTACATCAGATGACCGGTCACACCAGATACGGGCTGACCACGATCTCGACGTTGTTGAAGTAGATGTTGCTCTGACCGTTATCGAGGAACTCACGCTTGATCAGCTTGCGGGCTGCCGCTTCGTTGCTCGGGCCGACGACCAGCACACGGGCCATGGTGCCGATGGGGGTGCCATTGGACTTCTTCATGCTGGCCAGCTTGGTCTTGGCCGCTTCGAAGTTCGCTTCATCCAGCGCTGCCTTGGAGCCGATGGCGGTCTGCGGGAAGCCGAAGCCATAGCCATGGCGACCGTCAACACCCGCCGCGAACTTGTTGTTGAACCAGGTGTATTCGCTGGTTGCATTCATGGTCTGGAAGTCGAAGGCACGACGTTCCTGGAACACAATGGGCTTGACCACCTGCATGTCATCGATGACGAACCACGGGGAACCGGTATCAGTACCAGGGTTACCCACCACGTTGGAGAAGGTGGTGGCTTGGGTGGTATCCAGCGGGTGGTCGGTGTCGAAGAAATATTGGCCGTCATAGCAGAGGGTAGTGAAACCCGCCGCCAGCAGGGCATAGACGTTCTTGTCGGGGAACAGCGCCGCTTCACGGCCGAAGTTTTCGGAGATGACCGAATACTTGCCGATCTGGTCGTCTTCCACGTCTTCACGCTTGATGACGATGGAGGATTCGAAGGTCTTGTTGAGGATCTGATAGCCATGGCTGCCGACTTCAACCAGTTGGCGAGTGGTCAGCCATTCCTGGATCGCGGGCAAGTCTTTCAGCCAACCATAGAAATTGGAACTGCCAGCGCTCGGCACCTGAGTGGCCACGCGATTCCATTGCGGGGTAATCGCACCCAGACCACGGGTATAAGAGGCGGACATGGAGACGGTCAGCGCCTCCAGAATTTGCGCTTCGGTAAATGCCATGATGGATTACTCCCCTTGTTTGGCTTTCATGGCTTGCTTGGCAGCCAGGAATTCTTCGGGCTTTTGGCCCATCTTGCGGCACAGAGCCAATTCGTCGGTACTCAGGGCCCCGTTGTTTTGCTGGGTGGTAGTGGTCACCTGGCTGGCATCGGCGATGACCGGCGCGGCCTCGACGAACTTCTTGAACTGCTCGATCCCACCTTCCTGGCGGCACATGCCCAGGAACATCTCTTTGTTGGCCGGGGCGATCTTGCCGGCGGCGATGGCGTCATCGACCATGGCGCCCAGCTTGGCGTCGTCAGCTTCTTTCACCTTGTCCTCGGCGGTGGTGGCGCGGTTCAGGGCCAGCTCGTAGGTCTCTTTCGGGACGAACTTGTTCAGGTCAGGGCCGGCAGCTGCACGGTTCAGGGCCAGCTGATGATCGGCCTTGAGGGTATTGATGGCGGTGAGCGCGGACGCGGTATCCGCATCAGCACCCAGACCCAGGGCCTGGGTCAGTTCAACGGGCAAGGGCATTGGAGTTTCCTCACGGTTCAGGGCAGGGAGTTGATCGAGGTTTGGCTCGTTGGTCAGGCCAACGCTGGCGATGCTCAGCACGGTGCCGGCGTCGTCGAAGGTGAAGGCCGGGGAGTAGAAGGCGTATTCCTTCTTCTCCAGCATCTCGCGCCCTTCGCTGTTCCAGTCCACCATGCCCCACACTTCGCCGCCGATGTTCTGCAGGGCGAGGATCCAGCCAACGGCCGGGGCTTTCTCGCCCTTGGGGCCTTTGATGTGGGTGGCGTGCTCAACGTCGAACGGACGCTTCTTGGTGAACGAGGCCACCACGGCATCCGGGTTGCTGTTGTTCCAGGTACGCCCATCATTGCCGCCGAACACCCCAGGGGGGATCAATGGCAGCCAGACCTTTTCTTCACGCACGGTTTGGCGAGAGAGGTCAAAGCAGAGGGCAAGATAGGTCTTGGACATGATCGCTCCGTCACATAACAACCTCCCGCCAGGTGGCTGAGTGGGTTGAATGAACAAGTTGTGTAGACGAATCGATGATGCGGGAGTGAGCCCCGGCGAGTGTAATGACGGTTTTCGCTGTGAATGGATGGGACGGGATGGCAGAGGGAGGCAGTTCACCAGCAGGGAGAGGAAGCGCTGGCAGAGACGTCAGGATGATGACCGGACATCAACAGGGTACACAGGATCGCGAACGGGGAGAAGCGTCACATTGGATGATGAAGCGAAATTGCAGGTTCGACACCCACTACAACCATCTTTAAACACCCTTTAAATCGCGTCAGATTGAGCGGTGGACTTCACAGTCATGCGCTGGTAGCCAAAAACGCTCACAGCGGCGCTGAGAGCGTTTGACGAAGGGTTTGTTCTTTGGCTGCCAAGTCTGCTTTCAGGGCTTGCTGTCGGGCCTTGCCTGGATTGTAGTTCCACCCCGGCTCGATACCGCTCGGGAGCACCTCCACTTCCCCAGTGCGCTTGTTCACCCATTCCCGGTTGCCATCGTTCGGGGCGGCGAACTGATAGCCCTGGGTGCCTTCGAGCTTGGCGTATTCGAACTTGCTGATCTGGCGCACCCAGCAGTGACATCCCCAACCGTTCGGCGGCATATGGGTTTGCCACCAGGGATCGTCCACCGGCAGGGTGATGCCGTTCCAGCTCACATGCAGGGCGCGGTGCTCGCGGGCGGGGCCAAGCTGATAAACCAGGTAGGGCATGGCCCGCTTGGTGCGCTCGATGCGCTGCCACTGGCCAGCAGCGCGGGCGGTGCGCATGTTGGTGCGGTAGATGGTCTTGATGCGCCCCTCGCTGCCGAGCTGCACCTGCTTGGTTTCGCCGGTTGCAGGGTCGTCCATCTGCTGGATGCCCCACCACCCGGATTTGACCAGCAGCGGCTTGATGGCGGCGGCGAACTGCTGATAGGTCTGCCCCTGCTCCAGCGCCTGCTCGACCAGGGCCCGCACTTCGACCAGCAGATCGGCGTTGAGCATCTTGGCCACGGTGAAGGCGTTGGCATGCTCTTCCTTCCACACGTCGCGATAGTCAAAGCCGGGCTGCAGCCCCTTTTTCTTGAACCAGTCCAGCGCCTCTTTGGGCGGAAAGGCCGAGGCCTTGGGCTCAGGCATCTTGCACATCCCCCATGCCACGCAGGCGGAAGGTGTAGTCGGCCAGCTGCTGGGTGAACTGCTCGGCGCTCAGGGTCTCCTGCAGAGTCAGCAGGCCCGCGTTGAACTCCTCAAAACTGGTCGCAGTCTTGGCCAGCTCGATGATCGGGTTCATGAAGTCCTCGCCGCCCACCTCGACCCAATCGCTCATCCCCTCCTCGGTCAGCTGGTCGATGACCTGCTCGCTTGGCTGCTGGATCCGGTTGATGGCCAGACGTTGTTGCTGTCTGTTCATGGCCAGCGGCTGCACGGCCTGCACCTGCATGGCACTCAGCGGTTGCAAGGTGACTTCATTCGGCTTGGGCGCCCCCAGGCCGAACTTGTCTTGCATGGCGCTCTCGCTCACCTTCATGCCACGGTCAATCAGCGGCATCAGGCTATCGACCATCATCTTGAGGTCTTCCGGCTCCGGCACCCGGATGCAGACGCGCGGGTATACCGTCTGCACGCCCCAGTTCAGCACGATGAACGGCTTGACCAGGTACTCGTTGATGGTGGATTCCAGCTGACGGGCATCCCACTTGGCGATGTCCAGCCGCACCTCGTTATGCACCGTGGCCTGGGCGCGGCTGCTGCCATCGTCGGTGGTCATGGTCTGACCCAGCACCGCCTTGCTGGTCTGCTCGTCTGCCCAGCGGGCCATGTTCTCGAACAGGGTATCGCCGCCGTTGCCCTTCGCCGTTTCGACCAGCTCGACCATCATGCTGTCGGGGATCACCGCACCAGCGTCGCTGGCGATGGTGGCGATGGCGTTCTTGAGGGTGGCGATTTGCTCATGGGTCGCGTTGGCCCCGTACTTGCCCACCCGAATGGGGATGCCAAACACCTCGGCAAACGCCCACCAGTCCCGCACCGTGAAGCTTTTCAGCATGTACATCACGGCGCAAAGGCGGGTCAGGCCGTTGCGCCAGATGCTGCCAGACTTGGTGCGCGGCAAGTGCACGATGAACTTGTATGGCTCCAGCGGCTTGCCCTGGGGGGCATCGTCACTGATAAGCAGGATCTTGCTCAGGGTCTCGGCATCTGGCCGCAGATAGCGGGGGTCGACCCACTTGTAATCCTTCGGCACCCAGGGGGTGACGCTGGTGTCCCACAGGATCTGGCACACCCCCATACCCTTGCCAAGGCCATCGAGCAGGTCGAAGAACAGCTCTGGGATCTGGTCGCTCTCCATCAGCAGGCGCACTTCGTCGGCCAGCTTCTTGTCGAAGGCATCATCACTGGCGGCTTCGACCGTGGGTGGCAAGGCCGCCACGGCCAGCTTGCGGGTACGCAGCACGGATGCGTAATGGAGATCCCGCTCTTCAATCTCTTCGGCCAGGGTCATGTAATCCTGGGGGTTGTTGCCATCGACCACCGAGCGCAGCAGGCCAGCCAGACGCTGGGGGGTTATGGTGCTGGCCACGCTGTTGGGGCGCGGGTTGCGCACGCTGGTGGTGTGGGCCAGCGCGATATCTTCACCGAGCGCCGGCTTGTCGGGTTTGATGGGGTTGCCCCGGCTATCAACAATCGTGGTCACAGTAATCCGCCTCCGTTACGCAGGCCACGGGTCAGGGCCATCTGCCGCTGTCCGTCCTGGTCTTTCTGGGGGGCACCCACCTTGGCGATGCGGTGCAGTTCGTAGATATGGTTCTCTGCCAGGCTGGCCAGATAGGCCAGGAAGATGGCCACCGCCGAGTCTCCGTGGCGCTTGTTGCCATCACTGCCCTGGGTGCGGCTGTCGTCGATGCCGGGGGTGCCCCGGTAGATCTGGATCTGTCCCAGGTCGGTGATGATGTCTTCGTGGCGCGGTAGCTCCAGCTCGTCATCTTCAAACGCTGCCTTGAAGCGCGGCATGTTCTCGCGGTAGAAGCCGACCGACAGCATCACCTGCACCACCTCTTGGCCGTAGCGATAGGCGGCCTGTTCGGCCAGGTACTGGCCGTTGCCACGGGCATCGAGCCAGACGCCATCCCGGCGCGGCAGGCGATCGCAGATGAAATAGAGCGCCTGCTCCTGCTGTTTGAACGGGGTGTTCTTGAGCTCGACGGTGAACGGTACCCGGCGGCGGGTATCCGGCATCACCTCAATGGGGGCGAACACCGTCAGGTCACCCGAGCGGGCGAAGTCTTCTCCCAGGGCGTGGCGATGACTGCGATCCAGCTTCATCAGCTCGGGGAAGACTTCGGCCTCCAGCCACTCCTTCATCTCGGCGTTGCGCTCCGATTCACCGGCACGGTTGAAGGCGTCCGAGCCGGTAAAACGCAGCACAGGCCCATCTACCCGGCAGGCCCGTTCCCGCAGTCCACGGGGCAGGTAGGCACCACCGCCGCTCTTGGGCTCGCAGTAGTATTCCTCCCGCGCGTCCTCTTCGGTGGCGCAGTCTGAAAGCAGCTCTTGCAGCCACTTGCGCTCGCCCTCTTCGCTCCACTCTTCCTTCTTCTTGACCTGACAGATCCGCTTGTAAAGTCCTTCCTTACAGGCGGTTCCGATATCAATACGGTGGATGGAGTAGCTTGGCCGTTTGCCTGCACGGGTTTCGGTGATCAGGGTATTGAAGAGGTTCTCGATGCCATTATGGGTCGAGATCATCCGCACCTTGCTGCCCCACATGGTCAAGGCGTTGGCGGCTTTCTGGATGGCGGCGAGGTCTTTATGGAAGGCTGCCTCATCGATCACCACGTTGCCCTGCATCCCCCGCAAGTTGCTGGGGTTCGAGCTGAGCGCCTTGATCTTGAAGCCGCTGGCGAAGTTGATGACATAGACCAGGATGTCTTTGTCTTCATCGACCAGTACCTCTTCGCCAATCTCGCTGGCCGCATAGTCATAGGCCTTGGCCCACATCGAACAAGCATCGATAAACTCGCGGGCCATATCCTTGGTGGTGCCGACATAGAAGGTATCGCAACCGCCAGCGGCGGTAGACATGGAGCCATTGAGCGCGGCATCAGCCGCCTCTGCCCAGGTAAGGCCAGTTCGCCGTGACTTCTCGGCAATCTTGATTTTTGCCTCATCAGCAATCCAGCGTTTCTGATAGGGCAGCAGCACTTCACCTGGATCGAACTGGCCGCCGATAATGGCGGCCGCTGACTGGTTAACGAGCTGATTTTCTGATTGGGTAAGGTGCTTGTAGTCCATCACGCAATCCCCAAAATCTGGCGCCGGATCTCGGCAGCGGTCTCTGCGGTCAGCCCTGCCGACTTCACAATCTTCTCTGCAGCGGTGGCGGCCTCGGCGGCGAACGCGGCGCGGATCTCCTTCTCGACCTTGTGGCTGGTCATGGCGGCGGCTTCGACGCGCTGGATCACCAGGGCGAGTTGCCCCAGCGATTTTGGGTCGATCATCTTGCCGTCTTCGCCTTCGCTGGCGTCCATCATCTTCATGGAGGTTTCGAATGCCATGGTGCGCACGAACTCCTGCAGCATCTTGCCCAGCTCGGAGGTGGGGGCCTGACCGAGCCTGGCCGTCCACACCTCGGCCACTTCGCGGGCCTGTGCCATGCGGCTGCCGGCCTCTTCCATCCGCTTGAAGTAACGGTTCAACCCGGTGCGGCTGATCTGCTCTTCCGGCGGCAGGCCAGCTTCCAGGATGAGCTGGTTCACCTCTTCCAGGATGGCCTTCTGTGACATGGAGCCAGAGCGCAGCATGGCCGCCAGTTGGCTGCGGATATCCTCCGGCAGCTGCTGGATCTTGCTCTTGGTGTTCTTGGTCTTAGTGGTCATGGTTACCCCAGCAGCTTGTCAACGAGCGGGGCTGTGCAACCCCAGAGCGCAGAGACGGGATCACCGAGCATGACCAGCGTCAGCAGATAGCCGGTCACCATCATGGCGGCGATATCCAGCAGGCGGCCTTTCATGCGTGGCCCAACCGGCGAGCGCGGCGGGTTGCCCGCTTAGCCTTGGCCAGACGTTGGGCCCGCTTGACGGACGGCAGCCCACCGTTGAAGGCGGGGCGGTAGCGGCTGGCGCGTTCCACCTGCCGGATGAGGGTCTCGATAGACGGGGATACCAGCGTGGGCCAGTCACGGATCGTCATGGCGCTCAGGCCACCCAGCATCAGCCCCACCAGGGCGCTTTTCATCTTCATCAGTAGCTCCCTCATGGTCACACCGGACGCGGTTTCTTGACGCCATCGACCACGGTCTGGCCAGTGGCCACGTCGTCACCCCGGCCGGTCAGCTTGGCCACCAGGGTCTTGCCCACTTCATCCACCGTCAGCAGGCCCTGCTCCTCCAGCCAGCGGATATGGTTACGCACCACATCGCGGCTGCAGCTGTGGCCATACTCTTCCAGGCACGAATCCAGGATCGATTCGTTGGCCGAGTAGCCGGCCATTTCCCGCAAGCTGCGCAGGATCAGCAGGCGCTGATCCGACACCACAAATTCTCTCATCGACGTCATATAACCCCCGTTTATTTCTCGTTTAAACGCTGTTCGAGCAGCAGGTTGATCTGGTGATTGGTGGGCTTGAGCTGGGCGGTGAGGGCCTTGATGTCACCCCGCAACCCTTCGAGCTGAATGCCCAGCTCATAGAACTGCTCCTGGGTCGGCAGATTGTCGACGCGACTTTCGAGGCTGGTAACGCGGGTGGTCAGCTCGTCCATGGCAGTGCTCACTTCTTTCAGTTCTTCGCGGCGGGCAAAGGTCTTGCTTAGCCACAACATGACGATGGTGGCCAGTATCGCCACCCCGGTGGTGATGACTCCCCACCACTTCGGGATCCAGTCAAACTCCATGGCGATGCCTCCCCATGCTTTCGCTCCAGCTCTGACAGGGGACGCAGCGCACGGCGTCTGGCGCTGCCTCCAGCCGCTCACTGGCAATCTGCTCCCCACAGCTCAGGCAGAAGCGGTTGCCGGCAGCGTCCTGGTCTGGGGTTTCGGTACCGCGTCTGGCCAGCTGGTTGGCGATGGCTCTGTCGCGACTCTCTTGTTCTTGTTGTTGGGCACGGTCAAACAGGTCGGTCATTTGGCCCTCGTCAGCAGGTTGGAGACGGTGCTGGTGATGACGGCGCCAACCTTCTGGCCGCTGGCCTTGGGATGGGGGGCGAAGCCGTCGAGGGTGCGCAGGCCGAGATAGGCCCAGGCCGGGGTCAGCAGCAACAGCACCATGTCAAAATCAGGGCCATCGCCATAACCAAACGCTTTGAGCACGCTGAACAGCACCACGTAAATGGCCGATACCTGCCAGCTCTGACGCGCCATCAGCGGGCGGGTGTGGCGCACGTACTCATCCTTGTTGCCATCCCCTTCCCGGATGGTCTGCTGGGTAGTGGCCTGCTCGGCCTGGCTGTCTGCCAGCTGCAGCTCCTGGCGGCGGGTCTGCTCTTTCTCCAACTCGTTCTTGAGCTTTTGCAGCTCGACCAGCGCAGTCGGATCGGTGATGCGGCCGAGCTGTTCTTCGATGCTGGCTTGCTGCTGGGCGGCGGTCAGGCCGATGCCGGAGACCTGCTCGACCATGTCGGCCACCTTGTTGGCGGTATCGCTGCCGCCAAACAGGCCGGAAACACCCCTGATCAAGGCGGGCCCCTGCTGCACCGCCAACGCGGCCAGGGCGGGGATTAACGGGAATGGCATGAGGATTCATCCTTTTTGAAGAGGGCCCGCAAATTGGCGCAGTGCACCGCCACCTTGTCGTTGCAGGTCGTGAGTATTTTGAAACGGTGACGATTCCGGGCGGCGTAGATCTCGGCGGGGGTCACGGAGCACCAGCCCTTGGCGAACTGGCTTTGCATGGTGCCATCGCGGCTATGCAGCGGGACGGTACGATCGATGTCGCACTCGGCCACGCCCTGTTCTGCCATGGCCCGCTCCAGTTCCAGCCGCTTGTTGCGGCCATGGTCAAAACTCCACTGCCAGTTGCGGCCCATATCAGGCCACCTTGCGATAGTCAGGATTGGCGCTACCTTCAACCACCTGCCAGCAGGCATCGGATAGATGCGCCAGGCGGTTATGCCAGCCTTCGAAGAAGCGGCCTTGAGACGGGTTCTTGAGCAGGATCCGGCCATAGAAGCGGGCTCGGCGCAGCAGCAGGCGGGCCAGTACCCACTCGGGGTCCATCGCAACGATGGCCGCCTTGGTCTTGGGACCGATGATGCCGTCATCCTTCACGCCCATGACTTCCTGCAGCATCTTCACCGAGCTGAGCCAGCCGTGCTGAACTGCGCCATCGAACACGGCCAGGGAGATGCCGGCCGGCAGTTCGGCACAATAGGCTTGCCGCCAGTAATCGCGGTGGTAGAGGAAGATGGCCCGATCGAGGGTCAGGTTCTTGATATCTTCGTTGGGATAGGCTCGCTTGCTGATGCCGGCTTTGGTTTCACCGCCCCTGTCTTTGGGGTCGTTGACATACCCCATATCCGGGCGCAGGCCACCTTCTTTATCCAGCACGAATTGGATCGCGTGCTGAAATGCCAAGCTATATGGCTGTGAGAATTGAATGACGTTCGACATATCCACCTCGCGGTTAATATGTCGAGTGTGCTTTTTATTAAATCCGTCATTGTAGAGACGGACTTCTCTATAAAACAAAGCGGCCACTTGGGCCGCTTACTTCGTGATTATTATTACTGATTAATAGGCTCTGCCATTTCTGCGGCCATGTCCATCAGCTACCGCATCCAGACCTGCAAACATATCTCCCTGTATTTTCCGCATTTCAGATCGGCGCATCCTGGCCAATACGAATTGAATCTCACGGGTTGAAACACCGAATTTACGCGACAGCTCGAACACGTTGTTACCGGTGAATTCCTTCCATATCTGGATCGAGCGCAGCACGGTCGCCAGCGTCTTGCCATTCGGTACATAGAAGGGGGCTCCGCCAAAGGTACGGCAGAACTCGGAGAGCATGATGAAAGGCAGCATCTTGTCATCGCGATGCTTGTCTACCACTGATTCAATGGTATCGAACATGCCGCGCAATTGTTCGCTCCATCCTGGTGCGGTCTCGTCACTCAGCATGCGATAGGTTTCTGGATCGATGGCATTCAGGTCAACGCCGATGCCAAACAGGTCAATGGTCTGCTTGTCGTGTGTCTCTTTCATATCGCCTCCGAGCGCCAGATAAAACAACACCCAGCTTGGCTGGGTGTCATCATGATAACGCAGTGGATCTGGTCGCCCAATTGTAGGGCTACTACTCCAGGTTGACGATAAACTGCACCCTGTCATCGCTGTACCAGGTAATGCGGTAAGGCAAGATTCTCTCTGATACCGTGGCATGGCATAGCCGCATAGCACCATAGTCTGCACTTTCAGGCCGTTGGGCAGGGTTAGCGACTGCCGCGCCATTCAGCAATTTGCCAAGTACCTGCATGACCTCCGGCGCATCACATGCAGGCAAAGCCTCTTGTCGCATTGAGTTAAAAGTCATGCCACCGACCAATACTACGACTACAGCCAAGCCAATCCAGCGATTGCTCGGTGCCGGCGCTTGGGCAGCAGGCTCCAACTTGTTGCGCTTGTAGAGGTAGAAAGGGAAAGCGATGATCCAGATAACCGCCACGAACACTGCCCATCCAGCAGGATTACGCGCCCCCTTGTTGTGTGAATCGAACAGCACCCAGACCGCACAGGCCAGCACCACCAAACCGATCAATAACGTCATAACACCTCCAAAATAAAGACCCATTATTGGGCCTTGTTGTTCAATTCGTCTATGGTCTTGTTTCCATCTAGAACCATTATCCTCGGCGGCCGTTGGCCGGGGTTCTCATAGGCATCGCGGATCAGGTCATACCCCGGCATGGCATCTTGCCGGTGGCTCAGGGTTTCCGGTACCGATTCACCTCGGGCGAGGATGGCATCGGTCATCAGGCGAATATGCCACTTCTTCAACGCCTCCAGCACCCGCTCGGCCTGCGCCGAGGTAAGCCATTCAGCCCGACTGATGCCCACGCCGCCGTTGGCGCTGGCCGTCATGCGGCGGATAAAGCTGCCAAGAGCATCTTCAGAACCGTCATGCAGCAGGCCGTCCTGCTTCATGGTGATCCAGATGGCCCTCAGCTTGCGCACCTCCGGCGCTTGCACCTTGGCCGAACTGGGCGGGGAGCGACGCCCGGCAACCTGAGCGCCCCCCTTGACCTTGAACCCCAGCCCCTTCATGGCGGTGATGACGGCTTCCAGCTTGCTGGCGCTCATGCCCTTGGCAGAGCGGGCGCCGGTGACCTGCTCCAGCAGGGCGCGATATTCCTCTTCATCCAGCCCCAGCTCACGGCGGCCGACTTGCACCAGTTTCAGCAGACGTTTGGTATCAGGCTGCATGGGATACCTCCTGACGTGGCTTGAGGTGATACCATGACTGCATCAGTGCAATCCAGGCATGGCGGTGATCGGCATCGATATCAGCCATGCTCACAAAACGGGGCTTACCCTCTACCTCTCGGCGCTTGACCCGCAGCTGTTTGGGGATGGTCTCACTACTGATGCGCGAGACATCCAGCTCGAAGCCCTCTGCCACGGCCTTTTCAATAAGCCAGCGCAACCATGAGTAGTTGTTGCCGGCGCCATATACCTCTTTCGCCAGCATCCCGATATAAACGGTGCCTTGGTTCTGCTCCAGATAACGCTGAATGCGGCGAACCGTCATCAGCCCGTCATACGTTATCAGAGAACGTGGCTCGATCAGCCCTTTATCAATCAAGGTTCGGATCCACCTCAGCATCTGCCGTTCAGAACACTCTCCCAATGCCTCGGCCAGCATGGCCGCGCTCTTGTGGCGGTAATCAGGAACCTGCTTAATCTTCTGTGCCATTGCTTCCAAGCTGTGTTTATTCGTCATTGTCTTGCTCCTCATCCGCATCGCTCACTGAGAGCGCGGCGACGTAAATTTTGTTGGTCTTTGGCGGTTTTCCCTCGCGCCAGCGGGGCACAGTGCGATCAAGCCAGGTCATGGCGGCCACATCGGCTTGACGCTCCAGCTCGGCCAGATCCCGCTTTTTCATCCCCTTGGTCTTTCTCTTGGAGTAGCAAGGGTGGTTCGCTTTTACGTAATCCACCTGGCGGCGTTGGTAGGCGGTCAGCTTCATGCGGCTTTCCTCTGTTTGCGCTGAGCGGCTTTTTCCGCTTCACAGGCTTTGCAGTAGTGCTGCAGGCCGTCTAGTGAGTAGACGTGGTTCCACACTGACCAGAAGGCGGTATCTTGCGGCCAGTATTCGTTGCAACCGCTGCAGAGCTTTTCCAACCCCATCTCGGGGTCCAGCCTCGCCTTGCCAGAGGCCAGCCGCTTGGCCAGTGCACCAGGCTTCATCAGTGGCGTGTATTCACCGTGCATACGGCCCCCTTGCCATCCCACTGCAGGCGATCGGCCTCCAGCTCTGCCAGCAACTGCTCGGCGCCGCGCAGGGCATCAACGGCAATGTCGTTGGCGTGGTACTTCCTTGCGCCCCGTGACAGGGCAGTAAACCGGCGCTGCAGCACCAGCTTCTCTTTCCATTCCAGCGCGATGGCCATCTCGCCATAGAGCCGGTTTAACAGGTTGTTCAGCACATTTCGGGTCATAGCGTCCTCGCGTATCGTGAGTGGGTTATGACCGGGCCCGGTCGGCTGCTCATCAGTGCCCAGCCACCACGCTGGGCAGACGGGGGCGAGCCCCCGTTTCGCTATTACTCCACTGCCAGGTCCTTTGCTGTCTGCTCAATTTTCTGGCTAAGTTCCTCCAGGAAAGCTCTATTGCATTCATCCTCATCAATCCAAAAATCTGACATTTCCATAACCTTTTTCTGCATTGCCTTCAGGCTTCTGCGATGGTGCTGAACCATCTGTTTCATTGATGCACTCATATATCCTCCGTCACTAAATTGGCTGCTCATCAGTGCCCAGCCACCACGCTGAGCAGACGGGGGAAGGCCCCCGTTTCGCTTACTTTCTCAGCGCCTTACGCGCCTTGTTGACGATGGTGGTCAGCATGGCCAGGCGGGAGCGGTGCTTCGCGGCTTGGCCGTACTGGTTGATGAAGTCGATGGCCAGTTGTGCATCGGTCAGCGCCTGCTGCGGGTTGCTGCGCAGCTGGCATTCAAGGGTGCTTTTGCCATCGTCCACGCTGGTATTGAGCAGGTATTTCACGTTCGACATATCGGGTACCTCAGTTGACCAGGAACAGGCCGGTGAACAGACCGGCGACAAAGGCCCCATAGGACAGGGCCATCACATTGACCAGCACCCAGAAGGCGGCTTCGCCGTTCATGCGGCCCCCAGCTTGGCTTGTTCCTGGCCGCCGACACCGGCATTCAGCTCCACCTGCTTCGCGGCAATCCAGCCATGCAGCGACGCGGACTGATCGCGCTTAGTCGCCTTGGCAGCGCGGCTCTCACCTGCGCTAAGGTTCGGGTGATGCTTCTCGATGTACTGGGCAACCAGCTGGCTTTCCTGCTCGGTCGGCACCAGGGCGGTGATCTTGTGATACACCCCGTTGCACCAGCCCTCGCAGAACAGATCGGCGCGGGCCGTCTTGGTGCTGGTCTTCATGCGCTTGCTCAGGCTGCTGATGTACTCGGCTCTGGCTGCCTTGAGCTGGCTAGCCAGCACGGTGTAGACGTAGCCTGCGATCTCAACCCGCTCCGCTGGGCCGATGAACATCACCTCGGCGGTGTTGCGCCCCCATGTCAGTTGCTCATGGCACATGATCGCTTCGACCCCGAACGCTTGGCGCACCAGACTGACCAGCAAGAGACTCCATTTCGGCTGGCGTTCGCTGTTGTTGGCAGCCTTCACCTTGTTGGCGTCGATGCCACTCAGGGCAACGTCTTCGCTGGAGAGCTGATGCTCGGCCATCAGTGCCTGCACCTTCTTCATCGCGTTGGCGGATTCGTGCTGGTTGCCCCGCTCCACCATGGCCATCAGCTTCTTTATCTTGGCCAGAATGCGTTTGTCGCTCATCACGCCTCCCGCTTGCCGAAACGGTGGATGCAGGTCATGCACAGGTCTATGCGGGACTGGGCCCAGTGCTGGTTGGTGATGTTCTTGGCCGCCTTCTTTGCCATCACCCACAGATCCAGGGCGATGATATAGCGCCCCTCACGCTCGAACTCGGCGGCGCGGGTAGCCAGCGCCAGATAACCGTTCGGATTGCGGGCGATCTCGTCGCCCTTCAACACTGCATTAGCCATGGTGTAACTCCTGTTCAAATCGGGTTTGTTGCTTGTCGTACACGGTGACGATGGAGCCGTTCTTCAAGATGAAGTAGGCATCGTCACATTCGAGGTTCCGGCGCGGGCTCCATCCCGCCTCGCGCTGCCGGATCCGCCGCAGCTGGCGTTTGCTTGGGCGCCAAGCCCGTGACAGGGCGCCCAGCATCTCCAGTTCGCTGCGGCCGGTACGTTGCACCCAGCGCTCGATGGCGTGGCGGGTGACGTACAGCGGGCCATAGCGGGTTTCAAACTCCATCGTCTAAGGCGCTTTCAACGGTGCGCATCAGTTGAGCCACAGGGTTGTTGGGGTCAACAATCTTGCGGTCACTGGGCATGTTCACTTCGGTCCATACCCGCAGCAGCTCCATGCCGCCACGGTCGGCCAGATACTCTTCTGCAGCGGCAAGCGGCATGGACAGGTCTTTGTATTCGTCCGCGTTGTGCGGCGTGGCATCCATCAGTCCTGCCACCCACTGCAGGGCATCACGCACGCCATGCTCGTAGGTGGATTCCTCATAGTCGGTGCCGTTCTCGTCGCAGCGGTCAGCCAGCAGGGTGGCCAGCATCAGCTGCTGCAGAAACTCTGGGGTCATGGTGGTCATCTTCATGGCGGGCCTCACAGCTTCGACCAGTCGATGACGATGGCCTTGTAGGCCCCGGTACCGGTCTTCTCGTAGAACCGGATGTACTCGGCCTTGCCTACCACGGTGATGGCGTCGGCGATGGCCTGCATGGCCTCCTTCCATTTGGCATCCTGAATGTCCAGCTTGCGCAGGGAGAGCACTTGGTTGACGTCAACATGGCCGCCCTTGTTGACGCGGAAGGCATGATCCACCAGGGCGCGGATCTCGTTGCTGCTGCCCTCGCTCCAGCGGCCGATGCAGCCGTCGATCAGGGTCTTGGCGGTCTGCAGGCGCTCGTCAAACTTGCGGTGTTCGCCGATGGCCCGCACCACCTGGAAGCGGCCATCAAAACTGGTGAGGGTGACGTTGCCCTTGGTGCCACCGTACTGCACGCCGTATTCGGCGGCAGACAGATCCATGAAGGATTCAATCTCCTGGGCGATGCTGGCCTTGCGGGCCAGCAGGCGCAGCTTCTCTTCGTGCGCGTCGGTGCACAGGCGAGTCACCAGATCATCGCGCAGCAGATCGAGCGGGGCGATCAGGGACTCCGGTACGAAGTGGCCAAGGGCGTTTTTGCGCAGGTTTTCGGTCTTGTTATCAGTGGCGATAGTCATTGCTGTTTGCTCCTATTAAGCGGGGAAACCGGCAGCGCGGTGGTGCAGGTACTCGACGGCGGTCATGTTGCCGGTCAGTTCGAAGTCGTCGCGGCTCGGCTCGTCATGCCAGTGGACGATGCAACCGCCGAGGCGGGCGGCGTAGGCACGGCGGCGCAGCCCGTTGACCTGCTCGTTCAGCTCGATAGCCCCCTGTTTCAGCTCGTCGGTGGGGTAAGCGATCTCGATCATCGGGCGTACCTGGGCTGCCTTCACGGCCAACACTTGGCAGCCGTTCTTGCGCAGTGTGGCGATGACACGCTGGGCGATGACGCCGATGCTGTTGGTGCGAATGTTCATGCGTTCTCTCCTTGTGAATCACGGTTCAGCGGCGCCCAGGTGAGGTGCAGCCGGTCTTGCTCAAAAATCTCCTGACGGCCGGTGTTGTCTTGCATGGTCACCTCACCGTTATTGCTATCCACCATCACCCCATAGCGGCCGCTCAGCAGATGGATGTGGGTCCAGTTGTTGACGACGACATAGCAGGTATCTGGTTGCGGCTTGGCATTCATCACACGCTCTCCATGTGGTGCTTCACGCGGCAGTTGAACTTGATGAGCGCGTCATAGGCTGCGTTCATGTCTTCCGCTTCCGGGATGCCGGGGACCAGCAAGGTTTTGTTGTCGTATGCATGGCGGGCCAGCACCCCGACGCTCTCCTTGAGGCGCTCCACTTCGGCAGTTGAGGCATCCACCACGCAGTAGATAGGCAGGGCATCATCCGGAGTTTCATCACCGAACCCGATATGGCCGCTGGCATAGGCAAAGCTGTGGAAGTTCTTCATGGCTTACTCCCCCTCCAGCTTGTTGAAGGTGTGCAGCAGGATCTGCTCGGTCAGCGGTTCACCGCCCGAGTACATCACCGCGAGTTTCAGGTTCTTGCTGACCAGGCGCAGGGCCCCAGGGCGTTCGCTGATGCGCAGCAGCAGATCCAGCTCGGCCGCGCCGGTGATGTTCCAGGCACTGGCAAAGGCGAGCACATCGGCCTTCTTGGCCTTGGTAAGGGCGCGCTTCATGGCGATGCGGGAAAACAGGCGGGCGAAGTCTTCCGAGCGTGGTCCTCCAGTGAGCTGGGTGTACACCCGGCTGTTGCCGACCAGCACCAGGCCCACTTCGACCTCTTCAGCCAGGATGCGCAGCTCTTCCAGGGTGGGGCGGTCTACGTGGTCCGCTTCGTCCACCACGATCAGCCCCTTGGTGTTGCGCAGGCGACGGCGCAGGGCGCGGGCCAGGGGGCCACGCAGGCGCGGGGCGTTGTCCATACCCAGCTCCATAGCCAACTCGTAGAGGCATTCGGTCATGGTGGCGCGACTCGGACTGGTGGTGATCACCCAGACGTTGTTGTTGTTGCGCTGGAACTCGCGCAGGGCGGTGGTCTTGCCCACGCCAGATATGCCGTGAATGATGACGATGCTCTGGGTGGTCAGCGCATATCCCATGTCGGCCATGATCTGCTTGGCTGTTTCGGTCATCACAAAGCCGGGATCGCGGGGGGCATCGGCGCGCTGTTCACGGGCGGTCAGCCAGTTGGCCAGCTTCTGGATCATGGCGGTCGGATCGGCCTTGTAGTTGCCGTTCAGCAGCTGGTTGACGGTCGAGCCGGAGACGCCGATCTCTTTGGCGATCTGCGCCTGGGTCACCACGCTCTGTTCCAGCAGGGCCTTGACCCGTGCCACCACTTCCTGGTTGCTGTTTTGTTCGAGAGTGACTACGTTTGACATGTTGAACTACTCCTTTCAGGCGGCCCCAAAAGGCCGCTTTTTTCTTGGTTAAATGCCGGTTAAAGGCTGTTTTTCTTCATCTGTTCGGCCATCTTCGCGACGCTCGCTTGATAGCGGGCCTCGTAGTCGATGACTGGTGCAGCTTCTGACTGTTGTTGGGTGGCCATGGCCGGCGCTGGCTGGACTGCGAGCGCGGCATTGCCGAGGGAAACGGGGCGCACCATTTCGACCACCTTGGTCTCGGGAGCCGGTTCGTCGCTGACGCTGGGCAGCAGGGCGGCGGCCTCCAGCGCAGACATGCTTTGCTGGGCCAGCGCGGCAGCCTTGACGGCCTTGGTGTGCTGGGTGCGTTTGCGCTTGTGCTCGCGGGCCTGCTGGGTATCGCCAAAGGCCACTTTCTCCAGGCACTCCGCTTCGCAGATATGCAGGCCGTTGAGGGTGGTGACGATCACCGCTTCATGCAGGCGCTGCGGGTCGAACCGTGCCACTACTTTCTGCCCGGCGTACTCGGCCAGATCGGCGTGGTAATAACGGTTGCTGCGGCTGGCGATGGCGCCGCCGGCTTCGAGCCGGATGGTGCCGTGCTGGCTGACGCGGGTTGCCTCTGCCTGCAGCAGCAGCATGGTGAGCTGTTCGCTGCTGGCCTTGCGGATGGTGGCCTGGGCATAGCTCTGCTCGAAGGCCTGATCAAAGCTCATCACGCCCCGGCAGGCTTCGGTCTGGCGACCCAGCTTGCCGTTGTAGATAGCCACGCCTTCGGCCACTACGCGCAGGAACTCGGCTGCATCTACCGCCCGTTCACCATAATTGTCTGGCTTGGCCATGGGGTTTGGGCCGGTGTAGCAACCTGCCAGCGCGGGATGCTTGTCGATGATTTCGTCTAGGCCGCCCACACCGAAGGCGCGTTCAATCGGCTTGGCCTGACCGTGCCCCTTGCCCAGCAGCACGCTGGACCAGTGCAGCTTGATGCCAAGCATGGGGATCATGCCCATGGGCTCATCCGGCTTGACCTTGAAGCGGTAGCGGTTCGGCACACCACCGGTCATCCATTTGTTGGCGGCGGCGCGGGTGTTATCGATGGTGATCTCGCGCGGGATGCCGTATTGGCTGCACACGTCCATCAGGGACAGGCGAATGCTGTCTGTGTTCTCGCTGATGTCGGTGCGCCAGCCCACGATCTTGCGGCTGTAGATGTCTTGCCAGAACCAGGTCTTGGGGCGGATCACTTCGCCGTTGAACCACTTCACGAAGACGTTGTGCAGGTAGCCGTCGCCGTTGATCCACTCCATGGCATCCAGCCCTTCGATGGTGCGCTCCTGCGGTGGGTAGAGCTGCATCAGCGCATGCTCACCTTCGCGCAGCATCACCTGCTGGGCGTGGGGCACTTCCATATCCATGCGGCGCATCAGGCTGTCGAGGCTCGGCACGACCAGATCACGCTCACGGGCTGTCAATTTCAGACGTTCGTAACAGGCGGCGGCAGTTGGCCGTTCGCGGCGCAGGTAGTCTGCCTTGAATACCTCCCAGGCCAGGGCGCTTACCGGTGCCAGTTTCCCTGCACGATTTTCAGTCGCTGATTGCTGGTGTTTTGGCAGCAACACAGCCAGCCAGTCGCTGTCGTCGAAGCCTTTTACCATGGCGCAATAGCGGCGCAGGGTCGGCAGCGCGATGTCGAACTCATCAGAAATATGCTGGTAGGCCTGCATCAAGGTGCTGCCACTGGCAACCAGCGCATGCACCGCCTTAACGGCAGCAGCACGGGCCATGGCCTTGGCGTGGGCCTTGTCGTTGGCCTTCTTCCAGTTGGCCCACAGCTGCTCTTTGCAGTAGCGCGGCGCTTGTGGCTTTGGCAGATCCAGCGTCATGCCGCCGACCACCACCTTGCCGGCCTTGCGCAGCAGGGCGGCTTGAACGACCGGCGGCAGGATGCTGATGTGGTACTCGAACGCTTTGGAACCAGCCTTCTTGCGCTTCTTGTCCAGGTCGCCTGAACAAAGCCGATCCAGCTTGGCTCTTGATTTGTGAACATCTGTCGGCATCACGGCGAGACCGACGCAGTCTTTTGCGGTTACCCATTCCATAGCGATCTCCTTTACGCGCACTTGCTTTCGTAACGGGATGGCCAGATTTGGTCAGGGGTGGTGCCTATAGCCGAAGCGACAATGCGCTCGTATTTCGGGCATCTGAAGCGGAAGACATTTCGGAGAGTGGAAGGTGCAAGGTCATGCTCTCTGGCCAACTTCGCCAGATTCGTACCTGCTTTTGCCAGAGCGCATTTCACATCAGCGCTATGCCAGTCTGTATTGCCGTTGATCATTTTGATACCCTCAGAAAACTACACCATCGCGCAACTTTCTAGCGCTACGTGGACGTGTAACACATCATTGATCAGAAAAATTCGCAAATCAAGTAGGGTGCGAATTTTTACAAAGTTAATTGCGCAGATAAGCAGGCACGAGATTCAAAATGAAATCAGATACTTACGAAGAAAAATCCCAGTGGGGTGAGAAAAATGCGCAAGGAATTTTTGATGAGGCGCGAATAATTCTTTTCAGAGACAGGTTGAAAGAGGCCATCGGAGAGGAAACGGTGCGCAGTTTTTCGCGCAAATGTGGATTATCTGAGGCCACCTTGAGGGATTATTTGAAGGGATCCAGCTATCCGACCCTGGACAGGCTCAACAAGATAGCGATTACCTCAGATCGCAAGATGGCGTGGCTCATTGGTGAAGAGTCAGGGGTACAAGAGAGCGTTGCAAAGTACGTTGTCTCTGATGTGTTTCTGGATGAGTTTGCATTGATACCTGGCTATCGGGTGCAGGTGTCAGCAGGCCACGGCGCATTGTCTCAGGGAGAGACAGAGCCATATCGTCACTTGGCCTTTCGCAGGAAATGGCTGAAATGGCGTGGATTTAATGAGAAGGAGCTGGTGATCGTCTGGAGCAAGGGCGACAGCATGGAGCCTACCATCAGTAACAACGATACTCTGGTAGTCCACCTGGGTAGAACGCGCCCAGTTGATGGCCACATCTACGTAGTGCGCAATGATGACCAGCTCTGGGTCAAGCGCCTGCAGGTGCTGCCGCACGCTTGGCTGCTCATCAGCGATAACTCGCTGTACAAAGAGATCGAGGTTCCGAAGGACGAGCAGCACACCTTCGAAGTGATCGGGCAGGTCGTCCATATCTCCCACGACGTTGGAGAGTGA